GCCGACGAAGCCGAAACCACGTCCAATATCATCGGCGGCACGGATGAAAACGGCCAGTATACCGGCATGAAAGCGCTGCTCGCCGCGCAGACCCAGCTCGATGTTAAGCCGCGTATTCTCGGCGTGCCGGGGCTGGACTCACTGGCGGTGGCAACCGCGCTTGCCAGCATTGCGCAGCAGCTGCGCGCCTTCGCCTACGTGTCAGCATGGGAATGTAAAACCATTTCCGAAGCCCGCCTGTATCGCCAGAACTTCAGCCAGCGTGAGCTGATGGTTATCTGGCCTGATTTCGTCGCGTGGAACACAGCGACCAGCAAATCCGATACCGCTTTTGCGACCGCCCGCGCGCTGGGCCTGCGCGCCAAAATCGACAATGACACAGGCTGGCATAAAACCCTGTCTAACGTCGGCGTTAATGGTGTGACCGGCATTTCTGCATCGGTGTTCTGGGATCTGCAGCAGACCGGCACCGACGCCGACCTGCTCAACGAGGCCGATGTTACGACGCTGATCCGTAAAGACGGTTTCCGCTTCTGGGGCAACCGCACCTGCAGCGATGACCCGCTGTTTCAGTTTGAGAACTACACCCGCACGGCGCAGGTGCTGGCCGACACGATGGCCGAGGCGCATATGTGGGCGGTTGATAAGCCGCTGACGCCGGTTCTGGTGCGCGAGATTATCGCGGGCATCAATGCGAAATTCCGCGAGCTGGTTAACGCCGGTTATCTGCTGGGTGCATCGGCCTGGTATGACGAAAGCGCCAACGATAAAGACAGTCTGAAAGCGGGCAAACTCTTTATCGATTACGACTACACGCCGGTTCCGCCGCTGGAAGACCTGACGCTGCGCCAGCGCATTTCCGACAAATATCTGGCGAACTTCGCCGCATCCGTAAACAGCTGAGGAGCCGGATAAATGGCACTGCCACGCAAATTAAAGGGCATGAACCTTTTCAATAACGCCAACAGCTATCAGGGCGTTGTCACCGCCGTGACCCTGCCTAAGCTGGCGCGCAAGCTCGACCCGTTCCGCGCGGGCGGCATGAGCGGCGCGGCCTTCATTGATAATGGTCTGGAAGATGACGCGCTCGATGTTGAGTGGAGCATCGGCGGGATTGATGAGCTGGTACTCACGCAGTGGGGCTCGTCTGATATTCCCCTGCGCTTTACCGGCTCTTACCAGCGCGACGATACCGGCGAAGAAATCGCGGTGGAGATTGAGGTGCGCGGCAAGCATCAGTCGTTTGATTTCGGCGAAGCCAAACAGGGCGAAGACACCGAAACCAAAATCACCAGTAAAAACACCTATTACAAACTCACCTTTAACGGCAAAGAGCTGATCGAAATCGACACCATCAACATGGTGGAGAAGGTCAACGGCGTTGACCGTCTTGAGCAGCGCCGTAAAAACCTCGGACTGGTATAAACCCTGACGCCAGCCCCCGCCGCTGGCTTTACCTGACTACAGTGAACAGAGAACAATCATGGAAAAGAAAGATAACGTTGTTGAGTTTGAAACCCCGCTGCAGCGCGGCGAAACCGAAATCAAAAGCGTGGAGCTGATTAAGCCCACGGCCGGAAGCCTGCGCGGCGTGCGCCTGGCCGATCTGTGCCAGTCGGATGTTGACGCCCTGCTGACCGTGCTGCCCCGCATCACCCTGCCAGCACTGACAAAGGCTGAATGCAATGCCCTCGATCCGGTTGACCTGATTGCGCTGGGCGGCAGGGTGATTGGTTTTTTGCAGTCGAAGTCGGACGAATAGACTGGCCTAACGGCCTGACGGTAAACGACCTGATGGCCGACGTTGCCACGATATTTCACTGGCAACCCTCCGAGATGTACGACATGCCGCTGGCCGAGCTGATGGACTGGCGGCATAAAGCCTTTATCCGCAGCGGAGCAACCCCGGATGAGCAATAACCTCAAAGTGCAGGTGCTGCTGAACGCGGTAGACAAAGCCTCGCGCCCCTTCAAAGCCGTGCAGACCGCTGCCAAAAATCTGTCGTCTGACATTCGCCAGACGCAGACGACGATTAAGGAGCTGGACGCGCAGGCGGGGAAAATTGATGGTTTCCGCAAGGCCAGCGCGCAGCTGGCCGTCACGCAGCAGAGCCTCAAAGACGCAAAGCAGGAGGTGGCAGCGCTGGCCGTGCAGTTTAAAAACACGGAGCGCCCGACGACACAGCAGGCCCGCGCACTGGAAAAGGCCCGGCAGGCGGCGGCAGAGCTGCAGACGAAGTCCAACAGCCTGCGCCTTTCGGTGCAGCAGCAGCGCGAGGCGCTTAACGCGGCGGGGATTTCCACTAAGAGCCTGAGCAGCGAGCAGCAGCGCCTGAAATCCGCCTCGGCGCAGGCAACCGTCAGCCTGAGCCGTCAGAAAATGGAGCTGCAGCGGCTGAATGCACAGCAGGAGCGGCTGAACCAGACCAGCGAACGCTACCGTAAAGGGCAGGAGCTGTCGGGTAAGGTACGCAACATGGGTGCGGCCGGTATCGGTGCGGCAACGGTTGGCGGCATGGCGGCAACCTCGCTGCTGATGCCGGGGTTTGATTTCGCACAGAAGAATTCTGAGCTGCAGGCCGTGCTCGGCGTGGAAAAAGAATCGCCGGAAATGAAAGCCCTGCGTGCGCAGGCGCGTCAGCTGGGCGATACAACGGCCGCGTCTGCCGATGATGCGGCAGGTGCGCAAATCGTTATCGCCAAAGGCGGCGGCGATGCCGCAGCCGTACAGGCCGTTACGCCGGTTACGCTCAACATGGCGCTGTCAAACAAGCGCACGATGGAGGAAAACGCTGGGCTGCTGATGGGGATGAAATCAGCCTTCCAGCTTTCAAACGATAAGGTAGCGCACATCGGCGACGTGCTGTCGATGACAATGAATAAAACGGCCGCTGACTTTGATGGGCTTAGCGACTCGCTGACCTACGTCGCCCCGGTAGCAAAAAACGCGGGCGTCAGCATCGAGCAGGCGGCGGCGATGGTCGGCGCTCTGCATGATGCCAAAATAACCGGCTCAATGGCCGGTACGGGAAGCCGCGCCGTGCTGAGCAGGCTGCAGGCACCGACCGGCGAATCATTCAAGGCTATCAAAGAGCTGGGAATTAAAACGGCAGACGGCAAAGGAAATACCCGCCCGATCTTCACTATCCTGAAAGAAATGCAGGCGAGCTTTGATCGTAACAAGCTGGGAACGGGCCAGCGCGCCGAGTACATGAAAACCATCTTCGGCGAGGAGGCCAGCTCATCGGCGGCCGTGCTGATGACTGCCGCCTCAACCGGCAAGCTCGATCAGCTGACCGCCACGTTTAAAGCCTCTGATGGCAAAACCGCCGAACTGGTCCAGGTCATGCAGGATAATCTCGGCGGCGACCTGAAAGAGCTGCAGTCTGCTTATGAGGCTATCGGCACCGACCTGTTTGATCAGAACGACGGTAGCCTGCGCACACTGACCCAGGACACGGCGGCGCTGCTGCTCAAGGTGGATGGCTGGATTAAAGCTAACCCGGAGCTGGCTGGCGGTATCGCAAAAGTGGTAATGGGCGGGCTGATGCTGGCCGGGGCGCTGGGCGCTATCGGGCTGGTAGCGTGGCCGGTGATTGCGGGCGTCAATACCCTGATTGCCGGGGCGGGCTTCCTCGGCACGACATTCAGCATCGCAGGCGGAGCCATTACGGCCGCGCTCGGCGCTATCACGCTGCCGGTTCTGGCCGTCGCGGCGGTAATCGTGGCCGGGGCACTACTGGTGCGGAAATACTGGGAGCCTATCAGCGCGTTTATTGCGGGAATGGCCGAAGGCTTTACCGCAGCGATGGGGCCGATCAGTGATTCATTCGGTTCTCTGAAGCCGGTTTTTGAGTGGTTAGGTGGCAAGGTTAAAGAGCTGTGGGACTGGTTCGGCAAACTGCTGGAGCCGGTGAAAACCACGCAGACCGAGCTTGCCGCCGCCGGAGACATGGGTAAGAAGTTCGGCAACATGCTGGCCGAGGCGCTGAAAATTCCGGGGCACGCACTCGATCAGCTGATGGGCGGCATTGACTGGGTGCTGGAAAAGCTCGGCATTATCGACACGAAATCCGATGGCCTGAAAGACAAGGTGCCGTCGCCTGATCCGGTAGCAACCGGCGGCGCGGGCGCAGATACCGGCGGGCTGCAGTACAACATCGCCTATGGTGGCGCACCTTACCGCCCGGTTTCCTCACCGTCAGCCGGGGGCGGATTCACCGACCGCAGCCAGAATACCTATCAGTATGAAATCAACATGCACGAGGGCATGACCAAAGACGATGCAATGGCGCTGATGGCGCAGCACCAGGCTAAAGAGCAGCGCAACCGGCAGGCACAGAACCGCAGCAAAATGGGCTGGGAGGATTAAACGATGATGATGATTTACGGCATGATGCCGTTTATGCGACAGACCCTGCCTTACGGGGATATGCAGCAGAATATCGACTATCGCTGGCCCACTAACAGCCGGTTCGGGCAGCGTCCGGCGGCGCAGTTTATCGGGCCGGGCGATGAAAAAATCACGCTATCCGGGGAGCTGCGCCCGGAAATCACGGGCGGCTCGCTGTCGCTGATGACAATCCGCCTGATGGCCGACGAGGGGGCAGCGTGGCCGCTGATTGGCGGCAGCGGCATGATTTACGGCATGTACGTGATCGAGAGTATTTCTAACACCTTCAGCGAGTTTTACCCCAACGGCACGGCCAGCAAAATCATGTTTACTCTGAGCCTGAAGCGCGTTGACGAGTCGCTTACCTCGATGTTTGGCGACCTGAAGAAACAGGCTGACGGGCTTATCAGCGGCTCCGCCAGTCTGCCAGGGCAGCTCACGTCAGCAAT